ATTCAATCTTGGAGTATGGATTATATTCGTGGAAATATAATTAAATACGTTACTCGTTCTCCATATAAGAATGATAGTCCTTTACAAGACCTAGAAAAAGCTAGGTGGTATTTAGAATATCTTATTGCAGAGATTAAGGAGAAAATGAATGCCAAGCAAAAATAGGTCATCAATATCTAAAGCATTTGCACACGACATAATTAGAGCCTGGAATCTACCAGGAATGAAAAAACAAAAAGATGTTTTTACTTACCTAGGTAAATCTACAGACTCAGCTACTATGACTTTTTATAGAAGACAAGCTGAAGAAATGACAGGTATAGAACTTAAACCACACGACAACAAATATAATGGTCCAACAAGAACCCACAGAGAACATTTACCCCCTTTAACTAATCGTATTAATATCAGTGATGATGTTCCTTATACAATGTTAGTATTTTCTGATGCTCATTTTGAAGGACATGAAACAGCATCTTATCAAGTAATGCTTAAAGTGTTGCAAGACTTAGTTAAAACTAGACAACTTAAATGTGTAGTTGCTAATGGGGATATTATGGATTTATCTATATTATCTACTTTTGCCAAATATACTTTAGAGATAACGCCTAGAGAAAGAACTGTTCAACAAGAAATATTTGACAGTCAAGCACAGATAAATAAAATACAAAAAATCATTAACAGTGCTAAGTACCCTATTAAACAAGTAGCTACTTTTGGTAATCATGAAACTAGATTATCTAAATTTGTATCTAACTGGGGTAGACAGTTTGAAGACTTTGAAGGATTTAAAATGCAAAACATTTTTCCTGACTGGGATTGGGCTATGAGTCATTTAGTAGATGATACTGTAATGATTAAACATAGAATGAGAGGTGGTGTTCATACTGCTTACCAAAATGCTATGAGGGCAGGATTAAATATAATCACTGGTCATACCCACCAATTAAATTCAAGAACATTCAATACTTATTCCACAACAACTATGGCAGTACAGACTGGTCATCTATCAGAAGACTATCACCCTTACTTAGAAGACAACGTAGCTAATGATTGGAATAATGGATTTGCTGTAATAACAGTAGACCCTGTAGAAAAAACAATTCACCCTGAATTAGTACAAGTAAATAACTTATTTAGAACTGCTTACTTTAGGGGTAAGAAATATAAGGTTTAGCATGAATGTAAAACTTACACTTATTTATTGGGAAGATGCTATTAGTCCTACTTATGGTTGGACAGATATAAATGAAGTAGATTCAACTTTAGCGGAATGTGTTTCTGTTGGATTTGTAATTAAAGAAAATGACAAAACAATTACCATAGTATCTTCTTTAACAGGTGATAAAGAAAACACTGAAGTAGATGGTACATTAGTATTAAATAAAACATGGATTAAACGTAGAGAAGATTTAGCTATACCTTATACACCTGATTGTGATGTATCAAAGCTAATTCAATCTTGGTTGGAGAAAAAAAATGCCTAAAAAAATAGATAAAGAAAAAGAACAAGCATTCATAGAATACTTTTGTGAAGGCGACAGCGCAGGAAATGCAACTGCTAGTTGCATAAAAGCGGGTTGGTCTAAAGATAAATCGCCAAGACAGATGGGAGCATATCTTAAAAATAAATACAGACAAGAAATTAGAGATAAGAATGAAGAAAGAATCTCAGGCACATCAGGTATGGCTATATCTGTTCTACAAGACTTATTATTAAATTCAGAACAGGACACTGTTAAATTAAATACAGCTAGATTGTTACTTGAGCTTGGAAACTTTTCCAGTCAGACAATTAATTTGAATGTAGACAACTCAAAACAGAAAACAGATATTGAGCTTATTGAGGAATTAAATGTATTAATGCAAACTATTCCTAATTTTGCACCTAAAGTTAAAGCCTTTACAGAAATGACAGAAGAAACTGAAGCGGTCGATTCAGAAGACCTTAAAGACACCGAGAAGAGAGTTATAAACTAACCCCTACTGATTACCTATGGACACCCATAATATGGGCAAGAAAGGGTATGTGTGGAGTCCAATATCTTACCAATCGTACTTATTATCGTGATATAAGCCTAGATTTGGTTTTTTTTGTAATTTTCTAACTTTAACTTCTGATTCTTTAAAAGAAACTGTTTCTGGTAATTTTTTAGACTCAGCAATTACTTTCTCAATAGCATCTTTTTCATCTATTGCTTTAGTGCAACCGCTAAAGACCACTGTACAGCGATACACATAGTAATTCTGTTTCATGCATCACCTATATAAATAATATCTTTTGTAATTTTCTTTCTCTTTAATCTTATTTCTTCTTGTGTTTTAATCCAAACCTTTTTCATTCTCTCTTCTTGTTCAATCAAAAACCTTTTTAAAGAATTACCGCATCCCCAAGGAAAATTACTCTGAGACATAGGATTTGGTTTATCTAAAGCAGCAATTCTTTCAAGTAATTTAACCTCTTCTTTACTAAACTCATTAGTAATCTGATTCTCTCTTTTCCATTCATATTCAGTTTTATCTATCATACTCATTTTATTTATCACCTATCTTTTCAAGGGCATTAAATTCAATTTTATTTAATATGTTTATAATCTCAAAATATTGTTTCTTTACTTTAATGTACATATTTTTATCTATATTCATAACGCTACTCCTAGAAAAATCATCCCAGGTAAATTTTCCTTTATAACAATGATTACAGTCTTCCATTATTTTATCGAAGACTACATACCCAATTCCTTTACAAACTGGACAAGCATCTAAAATACATTCAATAATCGCACAATCAACTACCTTCTGAAGAACATCTTTTGTTATATCAAGTTCAGTTTCATTAAATAACTTACGGGAATCATCATATATTTTATAATATAAAGATGATTTAGCAGCATTGTCATCTAAAAATTTAGCCAAAAGAAGGTTTAATTCTTCCTGAGTTAAATTTGAATAAGAAAGTTGAATCAAAACATCTTCAGTTGTAATGGAATCATTTGATTTACCAGAGCCAATTCCGCTCATATCTACTGAACTAGGGAATAGTAAAGTTAAAAGTTCTTTATTCATAATCTCCATATTCTCCATTTAGGTGGTTTACCTACTTCTTTAATAACTCTATATCGTGTTTTTATTTTTTGACTCCAGGCATAATGTCTTACAGATTCTATTATTAGAATATCATCTACTAGAAATGATTGCCCTGGATTCATATTTTCTATAGCATCATAGTATTCTTTATATATACCTCCTCTTATTACAGGCATATCGCTTTCTATCATTATCATCTTATTTCCTCCATTGTAAAAATTTATTAAACGCTATCTCTCTTTCATCAATATTATTAATTGATACTTTTTGTAAATGTTTATGTAGGCTTAACTTAGGATTTTTTGTTTTAATTGTGCCATCACCTACTACAATCTCTAAAGCCTGTTTCAAATTACTTATCACATGATAATAAGGTTTAAAATGCTTAACCAAATCTTCCATTTCTAAAGTGTATTGGTTTTCTTTATCGGTAATTAGTTTCAATAATTTCAAATCATTACGATAATGACATATTATATCTACAGTGAATGAATTTTTATCATTCTTAATAATCTTAACTCCCTCTAATTTTAAACCTTTTATGATTTTACCTAACCTGATTTTCCATTCTCTTTTATAATCCCAGCTCATAAATCCTCCTTAGTATTATTGACTTCTTCTAAATACATTTGTAGCATTTCAGATTGAGTTCCATATTTTTCCTCCCAGACTCTATTTCCTAAATAATGTACACCTTGTGAGCCTTGATGATGATGGTGGCATAGAGGGATAAAATCTTCTGACTTCATTCCCATACCAGCACCTGTTAAATGATGAATACAAGGCTCAGTATAAACCCCATGTAAAATTTTACACAAGATGCACCCGTACTCAACTGCTTCCGCATACCTTCTTCTCATTTCTTTATTTGGTTTCTTAGCCATTGTTATTTATAATTCTCCATGTTAAATATTTCGCTTATAGGTAATAATACTCCTCTAGATGTATTTTCATCTCCCCCAGGAATTATTTTATTTTTTAAATAATACTTCCTTGCTAGTTCTTTTGCTATTTTAATCGGTAAGGTTATAGTAAAACACAAGTCTTTTTCTTTATAAAAAGATACAACCCAATGGTCTGAATGAGTAGTAGAGATGCCACTTTTTTTACCCCTAGATTCAAACTCAATAAACATATTCCCTGTTTTTATCCACTTATCTCTTTCGGCTTTACATTCAGTTTTGCCTGAAGCTAAATCATGAATTAACTCTCCATAAATTTTTTCAGACATCTCGCCAAAATCTAAATCAAATCTCCAATCATTGTTGTGTTTCATCCTAATTCTCCAGTTAGTTTCATTTCACCTCTGATGTTAGCTGACTTAGTTCTAAACAAATTACAAGATTCTTGTATTGTACTTATCTCGTGTCTTAGTCTTAAATATCTTCTTTTCTCAGTCCTAATCAAATCAATGTATTTAATTACTTCTTTATGGGTATCAGCCATAGCTTCCCTATCTTTAATCGTTAGGCCCTTTTCTTTAGACTCTAAAAATACAGTTCCTTTAGTAACCTTCATCATTGATTCGTAATATTGATAGCTAGACTCAGCATCCGCTAACTCAGCGCCCTTCTCTCTCCAATTTATAAGAGCTTTTTCAAGCTCAACATCTCCTAATCTAATCACGCTCTACATCCCTCCACTTTGTTTTATCTCTCTCGCAAACTAAAAATAAACTTTCAGTAAATTGAGCTTCCATAATTTCATCTTCCTCGTTTATTTTAAAATTAGAAGGAAAATATACCCCACCACGCTGTATTTTTTTATATTCACAGCTACCTGGGTCAGTACATTCATCTACAAGCCAATATAAATCATCTCTAAATTTACCATCGTAGACAAAAATACCAACAGGCTCTTTATCCTCTTTTATTCTTACTATTGCTGCTTCTATCATTTCTTAACTCCTATCAGTTTAGTTTTTAATTTATTCGGAAGTTGGGCAAAAGTTTCCTTTGAGTCTTCGGCCATATATAACTCAACAAATAAGTCTTCTTTTTTTCTTGTCATTGATTCAGGCATTTTGTGCATACTAAGGCCGCCTATTTGTCTGTATATTTTTAAGGCCCTTGGGTCTTTAATCTCTTTATGCTTAAAGAAATCATTAAATAATACCCTTATATTGACCTCAGTGTTCTTTAAAGACTTGGTTAAATGGCATACCTGGGGCTTCCATTCTCCCTCTTTACTCTCACAATGTATTAAGAAGGAAGCCATACAGTCATCTAATGAAAATTTCTGAAGACTTAACCAAAACATTCCTTTCTGTACCTCATTTAAAGGTTGCTGCCTGGGATATTGTTTTTCAATAACATCTACAAACGATGTAAACTCTTTAACATTCATATTTTCCTCATATTCTTACTTTAACAAAATATTAGCATTTAATAAACATTAAAACAAGGGTTGCATTAAAGTAAATATAGGTTATCATGTCTATAATTAACTAAATATTTATAGTGAGGAAATATTATGAATAAATTAAAAGTAGCAATGAATGAGTTTCAAAAACAAGCTGTTCATGCAACAAAAGGCGGAGTTAATCCGCATTTTAAATCAACATACTCTTCTTTGGAAGATGTTATAGCTGCATTAGAACCCGCTGCTCAACTTGGGTTAATCTATACTCAGAGCATAGGTTTCAGTGATACGCACACTTGGGTTAAGACAGTAATTAGTCATGTAGATGATGATGCTGTTATTGAATCAACTGTGCCAGTTATAGTTAGAGATACAACTTCGGCCCAAGCACTTGGCGCAGGAATTACATACGCAAAAAGATACGGATTACAGTCTTTATTTGCATTGCCATCTT